CCCGGATCTCGCCGTCGACCATTCTGACTTCCGCGTGGTGGACTCCCGCAAGCGCTACATCGCGATCAAGCAGAAGCGCTGCTGGGTGTGCGGCGCGATGCTGGGCCGCTACATGGCGTTCGTGATCGGCCCGATGTGCGCCATCAACCGGATTTCGTCCGAGCCGCCGTCGCACCTGGACTGCGCGACGTTCTCCGCGCGCGGCTGTCCGTTCCTGGTGAAGCCCGCAGTGGTGCGCCGCGAGAACGATCTACCGGAAAAGTATGAGCCCGCGCCAGGCATCATGCTCCGCCGCAACCCCGGCGTCGCTCTGGTTTGGGTGACGCGCAGCTATCGCATCGTTCCGGCCCCGAAAGAATCGGGAGCGGACGGGTTCCTGGTCAAGGTGGGCGATCCCGAGGAAGTGTTCTGGTATTGCGAGGGCCGCGCGGCGACGCGCGCCGAGGTCTTGGCCTCGATCGAGGGCGGGTTGCCATCGCTGATGGAATCAGCTGCACTCGACGGGCCTGAAGGCATCGCCGCCGCTCGGATGCATTTGGCTGGAGTCGCACCGTTGCTCCCGCAGGAGGCCGCATGAGCGACGAACAGACGCCCATCGACCCGATCAATCTGTACGACGTCGCGATGACGTCCGACCGTGTTCTGAGAATCAAGCGCGCGCTGGAGTCGTCGGGGTTCAGCGTGAAAGTGGAGACCACCGTCTCCGTGAACATCTCCCTCTCGATCACCGACCCGCCGAAGAAGAAACGCGGGAAGGAGTAACTTTCAGTCATGGCGCTCCTTGGAGAGGTGTCGTGACGCATGCCGCAACTGGTTTCCTACGAGGACCTCGCGCGAGTGATGGATGTGCAGCCCAAGTCCATCGCGGGCCTGGTCGCAAAGGGGATGCCGCACGAAGCCCGCGGCCAGTACGACGTCGGGCGGTGCTTGGCCTGGTACGTCCGTTATCTGCACGCGCAGATGAACCGCAGCGGCATCACGGAGGAAGAGAAGCTCAGCGGCGTGAACCTTCGCGTCGAGCGGCACCGGCTCCTGAAGGCCCAGGCCGACCTCAGCGAACTGGATCTGCTGGAGCGCCGCGGAAAGATCATCCCCATCGCGGCCTACGAGAAGTTGCTGCTCGGATGGGTGATCACGATCCGCCAGCGCGTGCTCGCGCTCCCCTCGCGTCTTTCGGGCATGCTGGTGGGCCTCGACCGGCGCGGCATTCAGGATGTGATCGATCGCGAGTGTCGCGACATGCTGTCGATTCTCAGCAAGGAGGGGAATGGCGACCGTAACTCTACTGCCGGAACAACAGACGGCGCTGTGGGAGTCGGATCAAAAGATAAGCGAGCACTTCAACGCTCCGGCGTTCCTAAAAATCAGCCAGTGGGCCGCTGAGAACCGCATCCTTCCGAAGGGCACCAGCAACCGGCCTGGTCGCTGGGTTTCCGAACCCTACCAAGACGCCATGATGGACGCGCTCCTAGATCCCGAGGTGCGCGAGATCGTCTGCAAAAAAAGCACGCAGATCGGCTGGTCGGACGGTGTTCTGAATAACATCGTGGGGTACTTCATCGACCACGACCCGCGCCCGATGCTGCTGGTGCAGCCCGCGGAAGGCGACGCCAAGGGCTATTCGCGGAAGCGTATCGCTCCGATGATCGAGGCGTGCCCGTCGCTCCGCGCCAAGGTGCGCGAGAACGTCTCCCGCAAGGGCGGCAACACGCAGCTGCTGAAAGAGTTTGACGGCGGGTTCCTGAAGCTCACCGGGGCGCAGTCCGGCAAGGGCTTGCGCGGCGATCCGGTCCCGATCGTGCTGCTCGACGAGATGGATGCGTATCCCGAGGACGTCGACGGTGAAGGCGACCCGATTGAAATCGCGACGCGCCGCACCGACACCTATCCCGACGCCAAGATCCTGAAAGGTTCGACGCCAGCAAAGCCCAAGGGCCTCAGCCGCGTCGATCGCGACTTCGAACGCAGCAGCCAGCAGATGTTCCACGTGCCCTGCCCGTTCTGTGGGGAGATGCAGCCGCTGCTCTGGCGCGATCCGGACACGGGCGAGTACCTGCTGATCTGGGAGAAGAACGCAGACGGGGACCCTGTTCCGGATTCCGTTCGTTTCCTCTGCCGCGGCTGTCGGAAGGGCATCGAGGAGCGCTACAAGCGCAGCATGCTGGCCGGTGGGAAGTGGGTTGCGAAATTCCCCGAGCGGCGCAGCATCGTTGGGTTCTACATCAACGCGCTGTATGCCGCGTGGCGGAACGACGTCTGGTCTGAACTGGCGATCGAGTGGACGGAGGCGCAGGAAAATCCGGAGAAGCTGAAAGCGTTCATCAATCTCCGCCTGGGCGAAACCTGGGAAGAGCAGGGCGAGACCTTCAACGCGAACGCGCTGCTGAAGCGCCAGGAGCCCTACGCCGCGGCGGTGCCCGCGAATTGCGCGGTGCTTGTCGGTGCGATCGACGTGCAAGCGAACCGGCTGGAATGTTTACTCATGGGGTTCGGCGCGGGGGAAGAGGCTTGGCTGATCGAGCACCGCATCATCTGGGACGATCCGGGACTCGAGAGCACGTGGGACCAGGCCGATGATTTTCTGCTGGAGCAGCGCCAGCACCAGAGCGGCGCGATGCTCACGCCCGCGATCACCTTCGTCGACTCCGGCAACCAGGCTGACTCCGTCTACGACTTCGTGCTCCCGCGCCAGGGCGCGCGCCGCCGCGTGTATGCGATCAAGGGCGTTGATTACCTCAGCAAGCCCGGCCTGGTCGCTGAGGCGACGGCGAAAAAACACGGCGTCCGGCTGTTCACGATCGCGACCTATGCCGCGAAGGACCGCGTGTTCTCGCGGTTGAAGATCCCGCAGCCCGGCCCCGGCTTCATTCACTTCCATGAGCGGGTCACCGAGGAGTTTTTCGAGCAGCTGGTGGGCGAGAAGAAGATCACCGTCCGGGACAAGCGCACCCGGACCCGGAAGGCGGTCTACGTCAAAACCTACAACCGGAACGAGGCGCTCGACCTCACTGTGTACTGCTACGCCGCGCTGTTCTGTTTGCAGAACGTCTGTGATCCCGTCACCTATCGCGACCTGGGCTTTCTCGCCCAGGCCATCAACCGCACGAAGCAAAGCCTGACGTCGCTCGCTCCCGACCGGAAGCGGAAATTCCGCAGCCGCGGAGTGCAGTAAGCACTCGCCGTTTGCCCCGCAAATTGCAATTGCGTCTGTTCAGTACTTCTTAAAGCGTGCATCCTCGGGGCGATGCCCCCTTACGCCGACCCGCTCACAGAAGCCTTGCGTCGCTACGAATTGTGGAGTGATGCCGAGATCAAGGTTGCTGCTGGGCAGGCATACTCCATCGGCGGTCGTTCCCTCACTCGCGCCAATCAAAAGGAAATCCAGTCGACCCTTGAGTACCTGGACAAGCGCATCGGCGTTCTCCGCGCACGCGCCGCGCGTGGCGGCATTCGCATTCGCGGGGCGGTGCCTCTCCCATGAGCAGCCCCAGCATGAATTTCCGCGAGGTGCCTCGGCTGACCGCGGGCGGCGCGCTCGCGGCGATCCGCGAAGAGATCAAACCCAACCTGCTCGACCGTATCATTGCGACGATCTCTCCCGAGCGCGGCGTGCAGCGCATGAAGTCGAAGGCGATGCTCGCGATGGGCGGCTGGAGCGGCCTTGGCGGGTTCATGGGCGGCGGTTGGTTCGGAGGGCAGGGCGGTAGCTATCCTGGAGGCTACACCGGCGCTCGCACCAATCGCCGTCAGACGCAGCAGTGGCGGCTCCGCGTCAACAGCGCCGACTCCGACATAATTTTTGACCTTCCACTTTTGCGCGATCGCTCCCGCGATCTGATTCGGAACGCCCCCCTCGCGACCGGCGCGATCGGCACCGTCTGCCAGAACGTCATCGGCACCGGCCTGCAGCTGCAGAGCCAGATCGAGGCCGAGACCCTGGGCATGGACGAGGACGCGGCGTCCGATTGGATGTCAAAAACAGAACGCGAGTTCCGGCTGTGGTCGGAGTCGAGCGACTGTGACGTCACGCGCACCCACGATTTCTACGGCCTGCAAAATCTGGCGTTCCGCTCCGCGCTCGAGAGCGGCGACGTGATTTGTCTGATGCCGATGGATGGCCCCGCCGAGCGCACGCCCTACACGCTCCGGTTGCAGCTGATCGAGGCCGATCGCCTGGTTAACCCGTTTTTTCAGCGCAACACCGTTACCTTCACGGGCGGCGTGGAGATGGACGAGTACGGCGCGCCGATCGCCTACCACTTGATGCGGCGGCACCCCGGCTCGATCGACCGCGCGCAGGCGCTGATCTGGGACAAGTACCCAGCGTTCGGCACAAAAACGAAACGCCGGAACGTGATCCACCTTTACGACAAGACGCGCCCTGGGCAAACCCGCGGCATTCCGTACCTCACTCCCGTAATCGAAACGATCAAGCAGCTGGACCGCTACACCGAGGCCGAAGTGATGGCCGCGGTGGTCGCAGCCATGCTGACCGTGTTCATCAAAACGGAAGAGAGCGAGGACGTGAGCCCACAGTTCCCCTCGATGGTCAACGGTACCGGCTCATCCGGCTCTGGCGGGGCGGCTTCGAACGACGAAGTGGGCCTGGCCTCCGGCGCGATCATCGAGCTTGGCCCTGGTGAGGACGTCACCACGGTGAATCCGAACCGGCCCAACACAGGCTACGACCTGTTCGTGCAGTCGATTCTCCGGCAGATCGGCATCGCTTTAGGGTTGCCCTTCGAGGTTCTGATCAAGCACTTCACCGCGAGTTACTCGGCGAGCCGCGCGGCGCTGCTCGACGCGTGGCGCTTTTTTCGGAACAGACGCTCCTGGGTTGCCCAGGGTTTCTGTCAGCCGATCTACGAGGCGTGGATGGACGAGGCGGTGGCCACCGGTCGAATCAAAGCGCCGGGCTACTTCTCGAAACCGATGATCCGCGCCGCCTACCTGCAGGCGCAGTGGCTGGGCGAACAGCCGATGCAGATCGACCCGGTCAAGGAAGTGGAAGCCGCGCAGAAGCGACTCGAGATCCGGGTGTCGACGCTCGCGCAGGAGACGATGCAGCTGAATGGCGGGATCTGGTCCGACAACATGCGGCAGCAGACGAAAGAACGCGATGCCGCGGTGAAGGCCGGCCTCATCACCAGCACGACGCAGGTGGGTCCGCCGATGCAGCGCGAAACGATCACCACTGCAGAGCAAACGATCCCCGATTCCCAGGGGGAACCAGGACAGAAACCAGTTCCTGCCGGGCAACCAGGCGGCGGCGGTGTTTCGCCAGCGCCATCAAAACCCGCCCCGCAGAAGCCGGGCCAGGGAGCAGCGAAACCAGCGAATACCCCCACAGCTGCCCCTGGCAAGGCCGCATCCGCGAGTGCTGCTCCGGTAGCGGACGGCACGATCGACGATCTGCAAAACCCCGGCCCCAAGGAGAAGAAAGGCGATGAAGGGACTGACAGTGTCGCGCCCCGCAAAAGAAAAAAGGCCAAGGGTGCTCCGAGCGATCCCGGCGAAGGTTCACCGTCTGAAAAAGACGATGATTCCGATCAGGAAGAGGTAGAGGACGAGAACGAAGGCGACGGAGAGGACGAGCGCAAAAAATGAACATCATCGACGTTCTGAATTCCCCCTGGGCGATCGCTCCTGAAAAGTACGCGGAGATCCGCGACCTCTATGAACGCCACGCGCATGGCGACAAGGTGGATATCGCCGCGGTAGAGGCGCAGCTGGGCAGGCCGCTCGACAAGCAGTACCGCGCACTCGATGTGGTGGACGGCGTCGGCATTCTCGCGATCGAGGGCGTGCTCGCGAAGCGGATGAACATGATGGCCGCGATCAGCGGCGGCACGTCGACGCAGTTGCTGCAGCGCGACTTCTCGATGGCAATGGAGGACCCGCTGATCCATTCGATCCTGCTGGTGATCGATTCGCCTGGTGGCGAGGTCAGTGGCACGCAGGAGTTCTGCAATCAGATTTTCGAGGCGCGCGGGAAGAAGCCCATCGTCGCGGTGTGCGAGGGCATGATGGCCAGCGCCGCGTACTGGATCGGCTCCTCTGCCGACGAGTTGTACATCAGCAGCGGCACCGCGCAGGTGGGTTCGATCGGAGTGGTCGCATCGCACACCGACCTCTCGAAGGCGGAAGCGAACCGCGGCGTGAAGGTGACGGAAATTTCAGCCGGCAAATACAAACGCATCGCGAGCGAGCACGAGCCGCTCTCTGCGGAGGGCCGGGCCGAGATCCAGGACCAGGTCGACCAGATCTACACGGTGCTGGTTGACGACGTCGCGCGCAACCGCGGAGTGAGCGCTGAAAAAGTTTTGTCGGAGATGGCGGACGGCCGAATTTTTATCGGCCAGAAGGCTATCGATGTGGGCCTGGTGGACGGCAAGAGGACGACCATGCAGGCCCTACAGCAGTTGAAAGACGACCGGCACCAATTGTTATTTCCAAAAACTCGCAGCGCCGCGGCGCTGACAAAGGAAGGACTGACTATGGAAACGAATGCACCAACCACCGTCCTGCCAGCCGACGTTGAGGCCATGCGCAAGCAGAGCTTCGAGGAAGGCTGCAAGGCGGAACGCGCACGAATTCAGGCCGTGGAAGAGCAGGGCAATGGGATGCCGGGTCACGAGGAACTGGTAGCCAAGCTGAAATTCGACGGCAAAACCACGGGCGAGCAAGCCGCAATTCAGATCCTCGCAGCCGAAAAGAAAAAGCTGGGCGGCATCGCCAAGGACCTGAAGGACGACGCGGGCAGGCCGGTGGTGCATTCGACCACCGAGGACACGTCGGCCACCACGCAGAAGGTCGATGCGTCGATGTCAGCGGAGCAGGTCACTGCCGTAGCGAAAGCCAACTGGCAGAAGAACCCGAAGCTCCATAACGAGTTCACCAGCGAGACCGCGTATGTCGCGTTCTGCAAAGCAGAGGCGTCAGGGCGGGTTCGGATTCTCAATAAGAAACCGGCGTAGTCGGCGGTTCAGCACCAAGGGCCTGAGCTCTGCTCAGGCCCGCGCTTCACAAATTCAGAACAGGAGCAAAAGCAATGGCGCAGGACAATCCAGTACAGGGCGCGCTGACCGCCGATTGCGTCAGAAACTACGAGCTTGGAAACGTAGTTGAGTACCCCATCGATGCCGCTGTCTGCATCTTCCAAGGGTCGCCGGTCATCGTCGACGGCGTCACCACGGGCTACGCCAACACTCCGGAGACGGCTGCTGGCGCGGGCACATTTGTGGGTTTCGCCATCAAGCGCCGCGACAACCGCGTGGGCGCAGTTCAGTTCGTGGGCGATGCGCCGGGCTCCGGCCTCGCGGGTGCGCTCCGCGTTCGAGTCAACGACAAGGGCAAAGTGGTGCTCTGGGTTGCGGGTTCGCCGACCAAGATCGGGCAGCTGGTCTATTGCTCGACCAGCGACACGTTCTCGGTCACCAAGCCCGGCTCCGGCGCAATGTACGTCGTGGGCCGCATCGCTGAGTTCACCCAGGACGCGGTCACCAACTCCCTCACCCGTTGCGTGGTGGAGTACAACGCGTTCGCCGCCGATCTGCTTTCGGATATGGCCGAGCAGGTCACCGCGCCCGTGCTTTACGCCGCAAGCGGAGCAATTGCTCTCCCGACCGCGCCCTTCACCGATGTGCTGATCACCAAGGCCGGCGTTGCCGTCATGACCTTGGCTCTGCCCACGGCTGGGACGGACGACGGAAAGCGCATTCGTATCACGTCCAACACTGCCTTCGCTCACACGGTCACGACTCCCGCCAGCGGACTCAACGGGGCGCTTCACATCGCCACGTATGCCGCAGCGGTCGGGAACAACGTGCTCCTGGAGGCTCAGGGCGGGACCTGGAATGTGATCGAGAACCTGGGCGTCACGCTGTCGTAGTCGGTTTCGGAACGCGGCCCTGGGCGACCGGGGCCGCGTGCAAGTTCTGTTAGGGCGCTCCAAAAATTTTGAAGACGAGGTGAATATCGTGCCAGGAACAATTTCTGATCTGGGAAGCCGGTCGATCATCGGCGAGTTTTACGCCGCGCTCGAACAGGACATAGGGAACACGTGGATACCGGGAATTTCCAACCTGTTTGAGTCCAACCAAGAATCCGAGACCTATCGATGGCTCGGCATGACACCCGCGATGCGCGAGTGGATCGGTGGACGCCAGGCCAAGGGTTTCAGCGTCAACGGCCTGACCATCGCCAACAAAACGTACGAGGCGACGCTCGAGATCCTGCTGGACGACATGCGCCGCGACAAGACGGGGCAGATCATGGCCCGCGTGCGGGAACTGGCGACTCGCGCGAATTCGCACTGGGCGAAGCTGCTGACCGCGTTGCTCATTGCTGGGCCGACCAGCATCTGCTACGACGGCGCTTTCTTTTTCGACACGGCCCACCTCGCCGATAGCGGGCCTGCCGGGAATCAATCCAACAAGCTCGCTCCCACCAAGGCCGGCTCGATTCCGACCGCGGGCGAGATGGAGACGGCGATCCTCACCGCCGTCGAGCAAATGGCCGGGTTCGTGGACGACCAGGGCGAGCCGATCAACGAAAATGCACGCACGTTCCTGGTGATGGTAGGGCCGCAACTGTTTCAACCGGCAGCCGCGGCTCTGAAGAACCCCATCATCATCGACGGCGGAACCTCGCGCACGAACACGATCGTGAACGTGGGCGGCTATGGGTTCGACCTCGCGGTCAACGCCCGGCTGCTCTCGCTCGGGAACGCGTTCTACACCTTCCTCACCGACACAGCGACGCGCTCGCTGATTCGCCAGGAAGAAGTGCCGATCACCGTCGACGCTATCGCCGAAGGTTCGGAGCTCGAGTTCAAGGAGCGCAAGCACCAGTACGGTGTGACCGCGCTCCGCAACGTGGGCTATGGGTACTGGCAGCGCGCCGTGCTCAGCACGTTTGCCTAGACGACATACCACCCGGAAAGGCGGCGCTCTCGCGTTTTCCGGAACGCGGAGCGCCGCCACAACTTGTTTTCAGAGAGGGAAACGCCATGAAAGCAATTGTCACCGCGCAGGCTCTGATCCTCATGCCTGGCATCGTGATGCGGCTCACCGACGAAGAGGCGGTCGACCGGAAGCACTGCATGCAACCGCTCGGGGGCGGCTACTACCGCGCCACTCTTGAAAACCATTTCAAGAAGGGCCAGGTGGTGGAGTTCCAGGGCGAGATCCCGAAGCAATACCTCTCCAGCTGCGAACCCATCGCCGATGACGGGAGGGTCCTTCCCCCGGCGTCAGACGGAGTCGCACGAGTCGCCCACTACCCGAAGCCGCCAGCGACGCCAGCTGTCACGGGGACTGAGTCCGCGCGTCCATCGGAGCAACGGGTTGATCTGGACGGAATGACCAAGGCTCAGCTGATCGAGTTTGCGGAACAGCACAACGTTTCAGTCGACGCTGGCATGAACAAGAACCAGATCATGGCCATTCTGAAAAAGAAGGTTAGGGCTGCAGCGTAGCCGTGTCTGTCTTTTGGAACGACGACGATATTCCGACGATGCTCGCCGACTCACCCAACGTGATCACGGCGACACCGGATGTGGGGCCTCCCGTGACCGGCCCGTGCCTGCGTCTGGAATCGGACGAGTTGAAGTTGGACTCGCCCGCGGCGGCGGGAGTGGTGATGCGGCTGGTCCGGGTGTTCGTGCAGACGACGCTGTTCGGCTTTCTGGAGGGCGGCAAGACCTGCAATGTCGACGGCGTCAACTACGAAGTGTGGAAGGCCCTGATGGAGGGCGACGGTGCTCTCACTCAGTTGCTGTTACGAGTTTCATAACACTTCTCGAGAAAGTAGGAAGGTCAACTATGAGGATGGTCAGCCGCGGCATCGCGCCGCAAGCCTTTAACCGGGCGCAACGCGCAGAGCGCGCCAGCCAGCAGCGTGCTGGGAACGACGGCATGAAGGACCTGGAGGACGCGTACACGAAGAGAAAACCCAAGGGTTCGGCCAGTAAGCCGAAGCAGGACAACGACGCCGACGACAAATGAGTCCTGCTCCAGCCAAAACGATCGGTCAGTTGATCACCGAGCACGCCGAGACGGTCCTGGCAGCAGGACTGTCCGGCGTTCTGGTTTGTAACCAGCGCGTGCGCCCGTTTGAGCAGACCGAGCTTCCCGCGGTGAACGTGAAGATGGGCGTCGAGCGCGTCACCTATCCCACGCAGATGAAGCGGACCTCTCCAGTCGCTGACCGCGAGTTGCACCTGATGATTCGCATGGAGGCCGCGGGCGATCCGCCTGCTACCGATCCGCTCCGCGTGCTGGTGATCCGGACCTTGATGGGTGACCGCTCCCTGGGCGGCCTGGCCATCAACATCGAGGAAGTGGAGAGCCAGTGGGAGGACGAAGCCGGGAGCGACGCGACTTACGGTGTTCTGATTGTCGACTTCGCCATCCGCTACCTCACGAGTGCGAACGACGCGACGATCAGGATGGGTCCGTAGGTGGATAAAGTTTTGTCAGAACGTGTGTTCCAAATCTAGCACCACAAAGAGGTTTTCCAATGCCATCGGCTCCGACTCCAAATCCGCAGAATCTATACCTCGGCGCGGGCGAGGTTTGGCTCGATCGGTTCGACCCGACCACGTTCCTGCCAACCGGCTCCTACCGTCACCTGGGCGACGTCGACTCGCTCGAAATCAACACCGTGGTCAAAGCTCTGGAAAAGAAATCCAGCATGGACGGCGCGCGCGGAACCTACGCGAACGTCATCGTGAGCGCCGACATCGACGTCACGCTGAAGCTGGCCGAGCTCGACCCGGAGAACTTCGCTCTCGCCATGCTGGGCAGCACGGCGGCGTGGACGCAGGTGCTCAATGCCACAGTTACCGCGGGCGTGATCAACGGCGGCGTGGCCCTGGTGCTCGATCGCTGGTATGACCTGGGCGGTATGAACCCGCACGTCACGGACGTGAAGCAGAGCTCTGTGGCTCTTGTCCCAGGCACCGATTACGTCGTTGATCTTCCGACCGGCATGGTGAAGTTGCTTTCTTCTGGGGCCGCGGCGGCTGCGATCACCACGTGGGACGGCAGCATACCGGCGATCGCGGGCGGGAAGGCGTGGTACGGCCTCGGCAACATCGAGACCTATGGCGCACTCCGCTATCGCAGCGCGGCCAACCAGATCACGGGCGTACAGATCCTGCTCGATATCTGGAACATTCAACTGATGCCGGAAGGCAACCTGCAGCTGATCGCCGAGGTGTTCGGCGAGGCGACGCTGAAAGGCAAGGTCCAGGTCGACACGACGAAGCCCCAGGGCCAGCGGTACTACCGAGTCCGGCAGTTGCCGTCCTCTGTATACGTCCCGAGCTAGTAACTCGGAACGGTGAAATGCGGGCCGGAGTCGACCGGCCCGCATTTCTAAATTTCAGAAACACTGGAGCAACCATGAATGTTTTCCGTGGGATTTTGTTAGTCCTGGCTTTTGTCTTGTTCCTGCTCGCGGGTTTCGGAGTGGGGCATCCGAGGTTCAACCTGATGTGCGGTGGATTGGCCGCATGGGTGTTGGCCGAGATCATCCCAATGGCATCGCATTTTCCGAGCTAAAAAACCAGAACACCATGAGCAGAGGAGCGATACAACGATGGCGGAGATCATCGAGCTTGGCACAAGGAAGTTCCGGGCAATAGAAAATTCCACCGTCGAGCACGACTTCACCGTCATGCAACTGCTCGGGAAAGCCGGCCTCGACACCGCGGCGCAGCAAAAGGGCGAGAGCTACGACGACTTTGCCGTGCGCCTGATGTCGCAGGTGATCGGCTCCGGCCACGCGTTCGATCTCATCGGCGCTTTCATCATCCCCGCGGACCAAGCGGACGAGGAATGGGTTCCGCA